CAGTCCTATCCGACCAGCATTACTTACGATGAATTGGTTTCAATGGCATCTGCGCTGCCCGCTCAATACTGGAACAATCCTTCGACTGCATGGATGATGCATCCAAGCACGATTGTGCTGCTGCGTGAAATCAAGGACGATAGCGGTTTGCCTCTGTTCTTGGAAATTGGTCAAAAGGATGGTGCATCTGTCGGCAATATCTTTGGACATCCGGTTATTCCGAATCCGTACATGGATGAAGTCGGTGCTGGCAAATTCCCGATCTACCTTGCCGCTTGGGACCGTTTCTTGACGATTGCTGACAACGAAGAAATCAAGTTCCAACGTCTTGAGCAAACCCAACCGGGATTCGTCAACCTGTATGCTGAAAAGCGTTTGTGCAGCACCATCCTTGATGTGTTCGCTGGTGTGCGTCTCTACCGGGGTGCGTAATAAATGGCTACCGAGAATCTGACTCTCGCTGAGTTTTTTGGCAACAACCGCAACCCGTTCAACTACGCAAAGATTGAACAGGTCAATAGGGACATTACGACCCAATGGTTGACGCTGGACGAAATCACTCAGCAACTTAACTTGTTTAACGATGAGAGTCAGGATTCCTATCTGTCGAGTTTAGAACTTGCGACTCGCATGGCGATTGAGGACTATCTTGGGCTGGCAATTTTTCCTATTAGTTATCGTGTGTATTACGGCAATCCGGGTCCGGGCGACAGCGCATTATTCTTTGATCTGCCGGAAGTGGGCCAAGGTGCTACAGGCGTATCAGTATCGAAAGTTGAATACTACGGAAACACCAGCACTGCAATCAGTGTGTTGCCTTCTACTTCTTACTTTTACGATCCCACTGGTAATCGGGTGGTTGTTACCAGTATGCCTAGCCCGCTATCTCAAACGATTGCCAATCCTGTGGTGATTACCTACACGCAATCGGTTAGTGAACTGCCGCAATATCCAGTTATTAAACAAGCCGGACTGTTGTTGCTAACTCATCTATATAACAACCGCTCCAATACTACGGAAAGAATCATGCACGAACTTCCGTATGGTGTTTCTCAATTGCTGCGTCCATACAAACCATTGGTGATGTAATGGGCATTACACGATACGAAAACATTACAGTTAATAACGTAACGAATGGCGTTAATGCTGTTGGTGAATACACCACTACGATTACTTCGTGGTTTGAAACTCGCGGACTGGTTCATGATTTGACAAACAATCTGCGAATCTCGGAGCGTTATCGTGTTTACCAAGACTTAATGAGTATCACTTTAAATTACACGCCAAACACTAAAGAAATTGTTGATAACCAAAATTTATACAGTTTTACATGGCGAAACAAAGATTGGCGTATTACTGATTGCCGCGAAAGCAATGATCGCATGAGCATTACTTTCATTTGTTATTACAACGACCCGAGTTCGCCAGTATGAGCCAGAACAATCCTGTCGATTATGCGGAATCTATTCAATATCAATTGAATGGCATCTTTTCGCCTGTGCCTGTTTATGCAAACTTTAATCGCAATTGGGCAACCGAGGGAACCTTTGTCACTTGGCAATTGCGTAACGTGCATCAACCTGTTTATACGGGCAAAACGCAAAGCGTTAAGGGTATTGATCGCCCTGTATTCCAAATGAGCATCTTTAGCCAATCAATGAACACCGCTTTTAATTTGGCTAATGACGTATTACAATCACTGCACGGATACGCTGGACCTTTTGGGGATATCACTGCCAATGGCTTTTATATCTCAAAGGCTGATGTCGTTTGGCTGTACAACACATACGATAATGAGTTGGGCTTGAACCAAGTCATTTTGGATTGCACACTAGATGTTCCGGGATAAGACAAGCATTTTTAACTTTTAATTGAGGAAATAATCATGGCTCTCCCGACGAATATTCTTCCCGGTTTTAGTGCAACCCTATATGCACAATCGGGCGCTACCCCCACTCCGCTAACCGTTGCCAACCTTTCGGTTCTGGCAAGCGTTAGTCCCATTGCTGTCTCTGCAAACCAAGTCAAGGTTGAGGCTATCCCGGCTTTTGGTCAGGATGATGCAGTCGCTAGTTTTGCTGTTGCTGGTGCGCGTCAGTCTGACAAGATTCCGGTTCAAGCTGCTCCCACTTCAATGACCATCACTGCTGCATGGAACCCGTCGGATTCGGTTCTGTTGCAAGTTCGTGCTGATGCTTACTCTGGTATTACTGAACGCACTTATGTTATTTCGGCTACCGACGGCACTAACGTGGTTTACTACGCGTTCAATGGTCGAGTTGGTCAGTTCCAGATTGATGCTGCTCCGGGCGCAGAAGCAAAAGCAGTATTTACTATTCACCCGCGCGGAGGTCAGTATGGCTGGTCAAACTCGGCTTGATGATGTTGTAACTTTTATGGTGTCCAGCTATCAGCCCATGCGCGTTTTGGCGCAGGGTATGCGGGTGGATGCTAAAGAAGTTGCAGATGCTCTGGCGGTAGTCAATCAAGATTCGCCGGAGTATGTTGCACTGATGGAACTTGCAAAGTTGAATCCCTACACGCCAAAACAAAAGAAGGTACAAAATGACAGCACAGATTCAGTCGAGCAATGATCTGCTGAACTATCTCTTGAGCCAAGCCAGTTCCGGACAAAAGGACTGGTTTGGTTTCAAGCAGCAGCGATTCGCTGGCATCGACACTGCTTACCGCATGGCCGTCATGCACGGTGACAAGATGACACCAGATGAAATTGTTGATTATGTGATTGAACTAAACAACACAATTTACTCAAAAATTATCAAGGGCTAATCATGGCAGGGTTCAAGGTAGCCATTGAGGGTTTCCAAGAACTCAAAGACGTTCTTGATGAACTAAATCGTGATTTCGGCCCCAAGGATACAAAAAACATTCTTGTGAGTGCTGTGCGTAAAGCAATGCGCGTTGTGCTGGATCAGGCTAGAACAATGGCTCCCATTGATACTGGCGCATTGAAAGCATCATTGCGGATTGAAGCTAGAAAGCCTAGCAACAAAGACAAACGATCTAAATATGTAAGTGCTACGGATACTGCAATCGCAACCGTAACCACCGCTCCCGGTAAAGTTCTTGCAAAGCGCAAATATTACAACGTCAAGCAAGGCAAGCACGTTGTCGGCATTGAAAGTGATGCACGGGCTGTAGCAATGGAGTTTGGCACTGCCAATGTTGCCGCAAGGCCATATCTTCGACCATCGCTAGAAAGTCAATCTTCAACCGTTGTAAGTGACTTGGCAAATCAGATTAGCCAGTCAATTGTTCGATATCAAGCAAGACAAGCCAAAAGGAAAACACTATGAGTCAATTCGCTGCCGCACTCGGTTCAAAATTTGTCGAAAATAAGGATGCAATCCGCATCCGTTCGTTTGAACTTGCAGGGCATACATTCAAGGTCAAGGTTCCGCTAACTTCTGAATTTGAAGCAATGCAGAAGCGTATGCTGGAAATCAATGAATCCGAAGTGGAGCAATTCTACCGAGACTTGATTGGAGAAATGCCCGAAGAAAATGGTGATGTAGTTGTCGAAGGGCGATCCATGCGCGAAGCTGCGCGGAACAAAGCACTGGTTCGCAATCGCATTACCGAAATGTTCAAGATGTTGGTCCCCGAAGATAAAGGTTTTGACATGGGGACCATTACTTACGAAATGATTGAAGAACTTTTCCCATTTCCGGTGCAGATGCAAGTGATTGAAGAAATCAGTCACGTTGTATCGCCGAGCTATACGGAGTCGCGGGGAAAATAGTTGGGTCTGTGCGTAGGCAAGTTAGGGCTTACCTGATTGCACATGGCACGGACCCGGATGCAGTCGATACAGATTCTTTTACAGATATTTGTGTAATGTGGGCAGATGGTTTAATCGGGAATAAATCGGTAATAGAGGGGATTGGTACATTAACTGCGGGAGTTTTTAACTATATTCGAGCGCAAGGACAAAGGCCGTTTGAACTTAAAGACATAATCCCGTCAGTATATGAATACATTTACCCACCGCTTACCGAGGAAGAAAAGAAAAGACAAGCTAATGACAAATTGCTAACATTTATGCTTATGAATCCCGGTGCGCCGGAGATGTTAAAGGGAGCCTAATATGGCTATGCTGGCGAGACTCGGTGTTGTTCTGGGACTGGATTCTGCTGAGTTCCAGAAGGGTCTTGCGGGTGCAGATCGCCAAATAGATTCATTTGTTAGCAAAGCAAAAACAGCAATCCCCGGAGTCACTGCCGCATTCGCTGCAATGACATACAAAGCATTGGCTTATGCTGATGCAATTGCAGACACCGCAAAAGCAAACGATGTAGCCATTGAGTCAATCCTTGCACTTAGTGAGGGCTTGCGTCAAAACGGTGGTGAAGCTGCCAATGCTGCAAAAATGCTGTCTACCTTTACTCAAAAGGTGGATGAAGCTGCATCTGGGTCAAGCAAAAAACTGCAAGATGATTTTGCCAAACTTGGTGTTTCACTTCGAGACATTTCCAGCCTAGATATGGGGTCTTTGTTTGACAAGGCACTAACTGGCATTGCTGCAATACAAGACCCAATTACTCGCAATGCAATGGCGATGGAAGTATTTGGCAAAGCAGCAAAGGGCGTTGATTTTGTTGGTCTTGCCAGTGGTTCTGAGGAGGCTCGAAAAAAGTTTGTTGAGTATGCTGAAGCAATCAAAAAAGCTGGCGATTTGAACGATGCGCTGGAACAAAAAACCAACGATATGGTTATGCAATTTACCAATGCTGTAATTCCCACACTTAACGAACTCTTTGATTCTTTTAATAAAAATACCAAAGGTGCCTTTGGTTTTATGGATGCTGTTGGTGGAGTTGTTAAATATCTTGCCGTCCTTGCTAGGTATGCAACAACTACATTCGCCGTCATTGCGGAGGACATTCGCTGGCTTGGCGAAAGTGCCTCGCTGGTTATGAGTGGTCAATTCGATAAGCTAGGTGAGGCTTATGAACGATCCAAAAAAATGCAGGATGATTTGGTCGCTGGCGATAAGGATTTTGCAAAACGTGTTCTTGATGGTCAACGCGCAGAATCAGAATCTTGGGCCGATTGGCGTGAAGGTCGCGCCGGAATGGCTGGCGGCGCACAAAGAAAAGTAACCAAAGCCAAAGACCCCGAAGCAGCAAAGCTGGCAAAAGAAATCGCCGAAGCCGAATTGAAACTTGCTGAATACAATCTTAATGTTCAAAAAGAAGCGCAAGAGTATTACAACCAAGCCCTTCTATCGAGTTACAACCAAACGGAAGAATTGAGAAAACAAAAGATTTTGTTGGATACTCAACTTGAGTCAATCAAAGAAAAGGCTGACCAAGTTCTTCGGGCGGCAGAGCAGCAGAATCAATTTACCAATCTGTCCAAACTAGAGACGGATCAACTCCGCATCAGGTTGGAATATGAAAATGCAATTGCCGACGCCAAAGTGCGCTACGGTAAAGCTGCTGCTGAAGCTGCTATCCGCGATAAAGATGGCACTGCTGGAATGCTGGCCGCTGCACAAGCTCAGTACGATGCAGATTTGCGTGTCGCCGAAGGCTTGCGCTATCGCCAACAGGCCGCGTTTGAATACTCGCAGACTTATGCTGCTGGTGTAGACCGAGTGGTTAAGTCAATGAAGGATTCGGTGTTGTCTAATGCGGACTTGATGGAGCGTTCGGTTAATACCGTGTTTGATAGCATGAGCAATGCGATTGATACGTTTGTGCGAACTGGCAAGATTAGTTTCCGCAGTCTTGTGGGCGACATGATTACCGAATTGCTGCGTCTGCAAATGAAAGCGCAAGCAACAAGCATTTTCCAGTATTTGATTGGATTTGTTAAGTCTGCGTTTAGTGGTCCTTCGTTTACCTCAACCATGCCAGACATTACTTCAACTGCTGGCGGCACAACCACGTTTTTTGGTCCTCCCCGCGCCACTGGTGGTTACATGGATCGTCCGTCGATTGTGGGTGAGAATGGACCGGAATTGTTTATTCCTAATCGCGCTGGCACTGTCATTCCTAATGGTCAATTGTCTGGCATGATGGGTGGTCCACAAATTGTGTATAACGGTCCATACATTGCCAATTTAAGTACAATTGATTCCAAGAGTTTTGAAGAACGAATCTATCAATCATCTAAAGCCGTTTGGGCAGCACAACAATACGCTAACAAATCAATCGCACAGGCCGGGGGCCGGTCATGAGTTTCCAAAAAATTATTGACATTCATCAATCAATTTCAGTCAACAATAGACGCACTGTTGGTCAACAGTACAGCCGGTCTGGACAGATTACTGTGGCTCAGTACACCACAACTGTTCCGTGGATTTTTACTGTTCGTCCGCACAACTATCTCTACTACCCTCAGGTGCGCGATGTCATCCAATCCATTGACAATTCTGATCGCCAGAATCCGCAATACATTAACTTTACTTCCGATAGCTTGAGTTGGTTTACTGCCATGCAAGGGACGGCAACAACAGCAACCCTTAACGGTGCGCCGACTGCCAACACGCAAACCATAACCATCACATCCAATGGGACGTTCAAGGCTGGCGATTTTGTGCAAATTGGCACTTATGTATACAAAGTAACTGCCGATTCAGCAGGAAGCGTTATATCAATCCATAGACCCCTTATCGGCACATTTTCTAGCGGAACATCTTTGGTGCTAGGGAAAAATGTGCAGTTTTATGTAGTGGCCGAGAAATGTCCGACATATAGTGTCGTGCCAATGACAAATGGTGCGTGGGTACAATGGGATTCAGATTTCGTGTTTAGGGAATACATCACATGACAACAATCATGACTGCACTTAGCAGTCCTAGCATTCGACACGCTGAGTTTGTTCGACTGACTTTGCCAAGTCAAACCTATACATTTTGTAATGCTGCGGCTCCCGTAACTGTAAACGGGATCACATTTACAAACTTGGGTAGTCTTTTGACTGTTGCCGATATTCAACGTGATATCAAGGCAACAAGCAACGATATGAACATTTCTCTTACTGGCATTGATTCAACGAACATTGCCATTGTTCTTGGAAGCGAAATCAAAGGTAGCCTTGTTGAAATATGGCGCGGATTTTTGGATAGCAACAACCAAATCATTCTTACACCAACTCAACAGTTCTTCAAAAGATACCAAGGGATTGTTAATTCCATTTCCATTTCCGAGCAATTCGACGATGAAAATAGAATCAGAACAGCAACTTGCGTAATCTCATCCGCTTCTATTAGAACTATTCTGGAAAACAGATTTGCTGGAATTGTTACCAACAAATCAAACTGGCAAAAAACCTATTCAAATGATGTGAGCATGAATAGAGTTCAATCTATTGTTGCGACTTATTTTGACTTTGGCAAGAAACCGCAAAAGGGAAGTCAAGCTGTTGCAGATAGCACAAACCTAGAGTCATGAGAAAAGCCAATAAATTTGATAAGCCGGAAATCATTGCAATGCTTCGTGCATTTCGCAATGAAAGCAAAATTAAGCAGTATCAAAAAATTGAGAATGAAGAATATATTGGTCAATTGCTAGATTCAATTTTTGCTGGCAAAGGCATTGCATTTATTGAAGAAGGTAAAGGCATCATCATTGGTATTGTTGTTCCATGTGTTTGGGACAATACAATGTATGTGATGCACGAACTGGCATGGTGGGTAAAACCCGAATATCGCAATGGATCAATTGGTTCAAGATTGTTGCTTGCATATGTTCGTCATTGCAAAGAATTAAAAGAAAAAAAACGTATTGAATTGTTTACATTGAGCAAACTTACAAACTCTCCCGACTTTGACTATTCAAGATTGGGATTTAATAAAACAGACGAAAATTGGATGCAATGATGAGATTCTTTCCATTTTTTTTAATTCTTTTATTTTTTGCAGAACCAAGTTACGCAATTGGCAGCATTATTGCTGTTGAACTTTTGGGTCTTGCTGCTGGTGGCATTGCCGCAACCATTGCTGCTGGTGTAGTTAATTTTGCGGTTTCTACAATTGTTAATAGAATTTTTGCGCCTAAAGCTCCCAAACTAGGCGTGGCTAATCAAACCGGCGTAAGAGAGCAAATCCCTCCATCCTCAGTAAATTCGCTTCCAGTTGTTTATGGGGATGCTTATTTGGGCGGCACTTTTGTAGATGCTGCTTTGTCGCAAAATCAGCAAGTGATGTATTACGTCATTGCCATTTCAAGCATAAGCCCCAATGGGCAGTTTAGTTTTAATACATCAAAGTTCTGGTACGGTGATCGACTTATTACTTTTGATGGTACAGACAACACAAAGGTGGCATCTCTTACGGACGGTAATGGCAACGTCAACACCAAAATAAATGGCAAATTGTTTATCAATTTGTATACATCTTCCAGTGCTGGTGTAATTACTAACATCAATGGAACTCAATCGCCATCGCAAGTAATGGCATATAGTTCATCTGATCAAAATACCGTTCAATCCTCTTTGGCGTGGCCCTCATCTAATAGGCAGATGAATGGTATTGCATTTGCAATCGTTAAACTTATTTATAACGATGATGCTCAAACAACTAGACTTGATCCAATCACTTTTAATGTTTCACACTATTTGAACAGTGCCGGAGCAGCAAAGCCCGGAGACGTTTGGTATGACTACATTACGAATGTAAATTATGGTGGTGCTGTCGATTCACAATTTGTAGACACCACTTCCGTTTCTGCACTCAATGCTTATTCTGATGAAACAATTGCATTTACAAATAACTCTGGAGTTTTGACAAGTCAAGCAAGGTATAGGATTAACGGTGTTATTGATACCAGCAAAAATGTTCTGGAAAACATCAATAACATCATGATTGCTTGCGATTCATGGATGGCATTTGATTCTGCAAATGGCAAATGGTCTATTGTTGTAAACAAAGCAGAAACGCCATCATTGTCGTTTGATGATGACAACATTATTGGTGACATTGTTGTATCAACAATGAACATCAATCAATCTATCAATCAAATTGAAGCAAAGTTTCCCAATAAATCAAATAAAGACATTCCCAATTATGTTTATTTGACAACTCCAAGCTATTTGCTTTATCCGAATGAGCCTATAAATAAACAGACAACTAGCTTTGATTTGGTAAACAACTCTGTTCAAGCTCAATATCTTGCAAACAGGATTCTTGAGCAAGCCAGAGAAGATTTGATTGTTACCATCAAAACAAATTACGAAGGAATCCAAGCATCTGCTGGTGACGTTATTTACGTTACAAATGCTTCTTATGGTTGGACTAACAAGTTATTTAGAGTGATGAAGGTAAATGAATCATCACTTGCTGATGGAAGTCTTGTTGCTCAACTTGAGCTAAATGAATATAACGCGTCTGTTTATGACAACAACCCAATTACCGAATTTGCTGCCATTCCAAATAGCAGCATTTCTAATCCCGCATTTTTCCCTGCACTTAATGCGCCAACAATAACGGATCAGCAACCCAATGCTGCGGTTCCATCATTTTCGGTGTCTTGCATTCTCCCGTCTTATGGTCAGGTCATTACTGTTAGTCTTTATTACACAACTGTTGCATCTCCAACTGACAATGATTGGACTTTGTGGGGTGTTCAAAACTCAACAACCTCTCAGCCATTTGCGCCATCATTAAATGTACTTTTCCCCCATATTAGTTTGCCAACTGGCATATATTATTTTGCCTTTAAGGTTGGTAATAAAACGGGACAATCTGGACTTTCTTCAATTTCTTCTTCTTACAATTGGGGTCCAAATCCAACAACATCTGCCGTTGCTGGTACTTTTTTGGCATCTTTTAGCCCTGCTGTAATTCAAGTTCCATATACAACTTCTGCCCAATTTTCCGGCATTGCTCCGCAACTCTATGGAACCGCTGCTGGTGGTTCTATTGATTTCGTCGCTGCACAAACAGATGCGGATGCGTCATTTGTAAATAATTCTTGGCGCATTGGGGATTCTTCAACGACTGGTTACGGATCAATCCTCAAAACTAATATCACAATCGGCAATCCGTCTGATGGTGGTTTCTATGCGCTATGGCCTCAACCTACTGCTATGTCTGCGGAACCGGCTTATATCACTGTTCCGGTTAGGTACAAATCCTCGACAGGTACAGTTACGCAGGGCGCTAATGCAATTTTGGAATTGGTGTTTTCCAAACAAGGTGCAACGGGTGCAACCGGGGCATCTGGCACACAAACTGGCACTGCATATCTTTATCAATGGTCTGTTACTACTCCGAGCAATCCTAGCGGCACATCTTCGTTTGTGTGGGCAACTGCCAACAATCAAACTTATACGGGTGGTGGTGGATGGACAACCTCCATTCCATCTAATCCGGGGACTCCAAGCATAAGATTGTGGCAAGCCTCAAAAGGCGTATCTGATGTTGCCGGTGCAACCAGCACATCTGTTAGCTGGACATCTGGATATGTTATAACTGACATTACACAAAATGGCGCTGCTGGTGCGTCTGGCACTCAATCAGCAAGCGCAATCGTTTATCAGTGGGCAGCAACAATCCCATCTGGTCCAACCGGAACCAGCACATACACATGGTCTACTGGTAGTTTTACTCCAGTTCCCACAGGATGGACTCTAATTCCCGGTGCATCTACTGCCGGATATACACTCTGGCAAGCCAAGGTACAGTTAATTGATTCTGCTACCGTCAGCACTAGCACAATCAACTGGACAACCGCGTCGGTTTCTGCTGCCGGTTATGCTGGAACTAATGGTACTAATGGAACTAACGGAACCAATGGTAGTTCTGCTAGATTGATGTATTCGCGTATTGCTGGCAATCCAACACCAACCGCAGGAACCGTTACTGTTAGTGGTGACGCATATCCAAGTTCAGCCGAATCTTCAGCCGTTTGGGGTGCAAGTTTTGCTGTGACTTGGTACGGAAGCGATCCTACTCCAACAAGCAATGATTCTTTGTATCAATCTGATGGTGTTTACAATCCAGTAAGCAATCAGACGGTTTGGTCTGCTCCATACATTTCTGCTCTAAAGGTTGGCAGTCTTTCTGCTATTAGTGCGAACTTGGGAAGTATTACCTCTGGCGTAATAACTCTAAATTCAACAAGCAATATCAAAGGTGGTCAAACTGGTTACAACAATGGTTCTGGTTTTTTCTTGGGCTATGATTCAACAACCTATAAATTCAGTGTTGGTAATTCCACAAATAATTTGACTTGGGATGGTTCAACACTTTCTTTGGGTGGAACGTCTCTTGGTGGCACGTTAAACATTGGATCAACAGGAAAAATTCTTGGTGGTCAAACTGATTACGCAACTGGCACTGGTGTATTTTTAGGTTATTCCGGCGGTGCATATAAATTTAGTGTTGGCAACAGCACTAATTATGTTAGGTTTGATGGCACAAACCTTTCCATTGGCGGGAACGTAATTGCTACTGGCAATGTTATTGCAAATGCAATTACAAACACTGTTAGTGCCTACACACAAGCTGGCATAAATGTTGGCGCAACACTGCCAGTTACCATTCAACAAGCAACAATCACAACAACTGGTGGGACGGTATCAATAACCGCATCCGGCTACATTTACCTTGTTGGCTGGACAATGCAAATCCTAAGAGGATCAACAGTAATTGTTGAAATGCCCCCCCTTGGTCTTTTTGCAAATTCCGGTCCATTTTCTTTTACAATTACGGATGCACCAGCCGCAGGCACATACACTTATTTTTTGAAACTTTCATACACCACTGGCAATGGCACGGCATACAACAGATGTCTTGTTATTACTGAGTTCAAGCGATAGAATTATGGAAAAGACAGAACATGAAGCGCACTCCCGCAAGGTTGTGGGGGTGGATAACCTAGCGGGGGCTAATCATGGCTGTGTTTAACAAAAACTCTCTGACGCAAGTCAGTGGGTTTGACAATCCAATCATTGCTGGCGAACTTGTCTACCAGCAAAAGACCTACTGGAATCTGGCACTGACTAATGAGGCTGGCAATCCCGTCGATTTGACCGGGGCCACCATCAATGCCCAGATTATCCGTCGCCAACTCAGCAATGTTAAAGATACGCGTTACGGTCTGACGTTCGACATTGCCAACTACACGCCCACGCCCACGCCCGTATCCCTGAGCATCACCAATCGCGTTGATGCTTCTGGTTCATTTACTCTGCTGATTGATGATTCATCGTGGAGTCTGATTGCCACTGATCCTGAGTTCGCCATTAACGATGTGGATGGCATTGGATTCAGTGGTCGAATCAAGATTGGATTCCCGCAGACTGGTATTACTCCTCCGCAGGACAACATCATCTTTCTACTGTTCATTGTGCGATCCGACGCGATTGTGAAGGTGTGACATGAGTGTAAATGTTACTGCTAATAGTGGAAATAATATTAGTCTTGAAGTGGTGTCTACGCCCACTCAAGTTATCAATATAAATCGTGGTGTTGCTGGTCCTCCCGGTCCTCCGGGGCCAAATAGCATTGGAGGCTACCCGATTAATGTAAATAACCCCGCATATCGTGATGTTGTTATGTTCGGGGTTAATGAGTGGGTAAATACCCCGCAAACTGAAATAGCCGATGGTGGCAGTTTTTAATTAAAAGGATATTTATCATGTCAAACACTATTCGCATTAAACGTCGTGCCAATGGCGGCGGTGCTGGCGCACCATCTACTTTGGCAAATGCTGAACTTGCTTTTAACGAACAAACAAACATTCTGTACTACGGTACAGGCACGGGTGGTTCCGGTGGTAGCGCAACTAGCGTTATTGCAATCGCCGGTACTGGTGCATTTGTTGACACAAGCAGCAACCAAACTATTGGTGGAACCAAAACTTTCTCCAATGCAATTTCCGGAAGCATTAATGGTAATGCCGCAACTGCAACTGCACTTGCAACTGGTCGCACCATTAGCATCACTGGCGATTTGTCGTATACTTCGCCGACTTTTGATGGCACTGGTAATGTTACTGCTGCTGGTACTTTGGCAACTGTAAATACCAATGTTGGTACTTACACCAAAGTTACTGTCAACGGCAAGGGTCTTGTTACTGCGGCAGCAAGCGCAACTCTCAACGACATTTCATCGCCCACTTCGCCTTATAGCTTTGGCAATCAACTTCTAAACAACCTTGCTGATCCTATCAATGATCAGGATGCTGCAACGAAGTTTTATGTTGATTCGGTAGCTCAGGGTTTGATTGTTAAGGGTTCTTGCGTTGCTGCAACCACCACAAACATTACCCTTTCTGGCTTGCAAACGATTGATGGTATTTCGGTGGTTGCTGGTGATCGCGTGCTGGTCAAGAACCAAACCACTCAATCGCAAAATGGCATCTATGTAGCCTCTGCATCTGCTTGGGCGCGTTCGACTGATGCGAATACTTGGAACGAACTGGTTTCTGCATTTACCTTTGTTGAACAGGGTTCGACTCAATCCGATTCTGGTTGGGTTTGTACTGTCAATAAGGGCGGCACACTTGGCACTACTGCGGTTACTTGGGCACAATTCTCCGCTGCCGGAAGCTACACTGCTGGCACGGGCTTGACTCTGACGGGTAATCAGTTCAGCATCACCAACACTGCTGTCACTGCTGGCACTTATGGTGTTGTTGGCGGCACATCGACTTTGGTTGCTACCGTCAATGCTCAAGGTCAATTGACTGCGATTGATGCTTATGAAATCAATGTTGATGGTGGTACTTTCTAATTTATTAAATTTAATCCACCTTCTATAAGGAAAAGGAAAGCCCAATGGCTAACAAAATTGTTTTAAAAAAATCCTCGGTAGCGGCCAAAGTGCCGCTATCGACGGATTTGGTTGTTGGTGAGTTAGCAGTTAATCTTGCTGATGCAAAACTTTATACCAAGAATGCTGGCGGCACGGTCATTCAACTTGGTGGTGGCAGTGGTTCGGGAACCGTTACATCGGTTGATCTGTCGGGTGGAACAACAGGACTCACAACAACAGGTTCGCCAATTACTACCTCAGGGACAATCACCCTTGGTGGGACATTAGCCGTAGCCAATGGCGGCACAGGAGTTACATCTTCAAGCGGCGCAAACTCAGTCGTATTACGTGATGCAAACAATAACATTACAGCAAATGCTTATTTTAATGGTTTCACAAGTGTTGCGGCATCAGGAACACAAATAACTTTAACGGTAGCATCAACTCCCGTTTATTTAGTTACAGGTTCGGGTGGACAAACAATACAACTGCCAAACGCTACAACGTTGCCAAATGGAACTATTTTTTCGTTTAACAACAATCAAAGCAGCGGCGCAATTACTGTAAACAACAATTCGGGAACATCAGTTGCATCCGTGCCATCGGGCGGTTATGTAACGGTTGTTTTGAATTCAAATGCAAGTGCAGCAGGTTCTTGGGACAGGCATGATCAATCCCCTGCCAATGTATCGTGGTCAACAAACACTTTAGATTATGCTGGTTCAATAACATCAGCAACTTGGAATGGGACACCCGTTGCAGTAAATAGAGGCGGCACAGGGCAAACAACAGCGCAAGGAGCGATGAACAGTTTTGCGGGTGCAGTTACTAGCGGTTCCTACTTGCGCGGGAATGGCACTAATGTGGTTATGTCCACAATTCAAGCCGCCGATGTTCCTACGCTTAATCAAAGCACAACTGGTAGTGCTGCTAGTGTGTCTATTAGCGGTCAGACTGGCTTGCTTACTTTTACTGGTCTTACCACTGTCAATCGAGCCAAAACGGTTCGTGATTCAGCAGACACAATTTTAGAACTTGGTGGTTCGTATACGCCGACTGGCACTTGGAACTGGTCAACCGCAACTGCTACATGGCCGACTTTTAACCAGAACACCACTGGCACTGCAAGCAATGTGACTGGCACTGTTGCTGTTGGAAATGGCGGCACGGGTGCTACTACTCTTACTGGTGTATTAAAGGGCAATGGCACTTCTGCGTTTACCGCCGCTACGGCTGGCACTGACTATGTGGCTCCGGCAACGGCTACTACTTTCACGGCTACGCAAACGTTTAGCGGCTCATCTAGCGCACTAGCGATGGTGATCAGTGAAGCGGCTGAGACGGCCACAATATCGGCTACCGCCGCTATTGGCACTATAAACTATGATGTTACAACCCAAAGTATTTTGTTTTTTACAACAAATGCTAGTGCAAATTGGGGATTAAATATCAGAGGTTCGTTAGGCACAACCCTAAATACATTACTTTCAACAGGCCAAAGTCTTACGATTGTTTTTCTTGTCACTCAAGGTGCGACCGCTTATTACAACACAAGCGTTCAAATTGACGGTACCACATCTGGAGTTACCACAAGATGGCAGGGGGGAACAGCACCTACAGCCGGAAACGCATCGAGCGTAGACGCATACACATATACAATTATCAAAACCGCAAACGCCATATTTAGCGTGTTTGCAAGTCGAGTAAGGTTTGCGTAATGCCACTAACATCAACTTTTTCGGTTATTTCTGCCAGAGGATTTGGGCAGTATATATCTATTGGGGGTTCTTATTGGATTTCAATTATTGGAGACTCCGCAGTGGCGGGTCAAGAAGGTTTTTATTCTGTTGTTCTTGATTCTTCCGAAAATATCTATGCTGTTGGAAATACAAGAGGCGCAAGTAGTAATGGCGCTTTTATTGCGTCTTACAACCAACAAGGTGTTATTCGATGGCAAAGAACTTTATCAAGTGCAACGTCTAATACTTTTTATCCCCTAACTATTGATGGGGTTGGAAATATTTATGCTGCTGGATTGTCAAATGGTATTATGTTAGTCGCAAAATATACCACGTCCGGTGTTTTGCAATTTCAAAAAAGTATAAATTATGCCGGGCCTGTCACTGGTTTAGGTATTGGTTCTTCTGGAAACCTTTATTTTGGTGGATACGGTGGTGTTAGTGACAATAGTGCTCTTGTGTTTAAAATTAATTCTTCAATTACAACGCCCATTTGGACGTATGTATTTAATGGCACCCAAAGTGATTCTTTTTTAGGTTTATATTTAGATTCTTCTGAAAATGTATACTGCGTAGGTGCAACAGACACAGGCACAGATGGAGGAACTTTAATAAAAGTTAATTCTAGTGGGACTACAGTATGGTCCCGCGTTATGGCAGATAATACAGTTAACCCTAGCACTACATTTACTTATGGTACATCCGCAGATTCTTCTGGAAATGTTTATGCTGTTGGTAGAACTGGTGGAACTACACTTGCCGCTTTTATTGTGAAGTACAACAGTAGCGGCACTGCTCAATGGCAAAGATTTTTAGGTGGTTTGGGGGGTATCACGTGTTCTTTTAGCAAAGTATATGTTTTTTCAAATAATGAAATTTATGTATTAGGTTCCTCCGGGTCGCCAGACGTTAGTTTTTTGCTAGCAAAGTATGATGCTAATGGTGTTTTGCAGTGGCAAAGAAATTTAGGCGGTACTGGTTCGGATACTTCACTAACCGTTGGAAATGGGATTACGTTAAGCGCTTCTGGTGATATATATTTTTGTGGTAACTCCACTACAGGAGGGAGTGGCGGTACCGTTGATTGCGCCTTAGTCAAATTACCGGGAGACGGCTCGAAAACAGGAACATATGGAAACTGGACCTACAGTGTATCTACTCATACAGATTCAGCCGGAACAATGGCGCTAACAACATGGACTGTTCCTCCAACCACTGCTACCCTTCCGGCAATAGCAACGACTACACTCGTTGATTCTGCATCTTCTTATACTAACAATTTAACAACACTATGAGCACATATATCAAATTGTCCACCTTAGAATACCCTCGTCATATTGGCGACATTCAACTTGACCCCGCCGGTTCCGAAGATTATGCGCCGGTTGAATGGGTAGACCGCCCCACCTTTAATTCAGAACGCGAACGTTGTTACATTGGCGATCCTGTCAATTTAAATGGTGTTTGGAAGACAAGCTGGATTGTTGAACAAATTCCAGA